CTGCAATGGCCTGTATCAACTCGTCATAAAAGCAGGTTCCGACCTGAATAAATCCAAGCTCTGTATCATTGAAAAAACCGGGCTTGGGGATAAGCTTTCTGGGCAACTCTCAATGATACTGTGGTTCCTCGTTAAGCCTAAGATTGAAAGACAGAAAAGGTTAAAATTTGGAATCACTGAGGCCATTTGGGTGTATGAAGATTTTCTATGTAAGCACCCAGGCCACTTTTTCCTAAACGGCAAGAAGTATCAGATCAAAAAAGGTATAAAAACAGGATTATTCAAACGCATACATCCGGGTCAACTAGTTGGGTGCGGGTGCATGTCAAGAGTGGCGACTCCTTTTTAGACGAAAAACCCACCTGATGGTGGGTTGACTTACATCCCCAATGAGTAGCTAATTTCCATTAGCGAAGCGTATCCACCGCTTCCGCATACAGAGAAACTTATCCAGTATTTTTGCCCCTCATGGATCATTCCACGAATATCTTCATATTGCGGCTTCGATAGTTGGTCAAAATTTGTTGGCATTGCAAACACCTGACCATCACCTCTCGAGAACTGAATTAGCTTTATGGTATTGCCACTATCTGAGTATTGAAATGTTTTCGCCTTGAAGAGGCCTGAATGACCTTCACAACCCTCCAACACCTCATCAAGGTTCTTTATTCCCGCAGTCATTGTCACCTGGTCTTTATAAACCACTGGCTCTGGGGATGAAAGCGCAAGAAAAGGAACAAGCACAACTGTCGCAGCAAGAAATTTAACCTTCATCACTGTGGTCCGTCTGTAGTCGAGTTTCCTGATTCTACCCCACCATGGACATGTGTCGACAACTGAATGCCGTTTCCGGTTATCTCTCCGGTTGCGGTAAGTGTACCGCCGAATGTCGCGTTACCAGCATAGCTACCAGAGCCCTGTGTCAGTTGTCCATTAGCCTCAATAACTGGCGCGTTAAGTGATATTTTGTCGTCAGCATTAACGATGACCGTGTTTCCATTAACCTGGACAACCAGCGGAGAGACGATATCAATGCCGTCATTCGCAAACTTCACATACTGACTTGGCTCCGCATTGAGCAAGCCGCCGAGATAGATAGCGTCTGAGTAGTTATGCGTCCTATTTGAGTTTGGTAGCGCTTCTTTTTTGGTTTTTTTCACCGAAGTTATATCGCGATCACATATGGCCAGCATGCCAATATCTCCAGCGACAGGGGGCATAATCACCGCACTTGCTCCGCGCTGTAGTCGCCATACCGGAACGCCATAGATAACTGAGTTTGGAATCAGATCGCCGTTACCGGCGAACCCCTCAACCATTGGCTTTACCGCGACAACCTCGCCAGAATCATCAACTGACATAACCAGACCAATAGTGATGAAGTAGTTACCCATCATGAATTTTCGCATCAGGTACTGCATAGAGTTTGCATCTGTCGATACATCCTCTGGAGTTGTGGTGTAAAGGTTCATCACTGTTTCTCTGTTAATTGTCCGATAGACGCCCATATGACGGTTGTCCACGGACCTCCCTCTGTCCAGGAAGAAAGGTGATGGCTCGCAGACTGAACGGTATAAACGCCACTACCGTTAGGGAGTGACGTCTCCAATTGAATCTTCCTTCCCCTGACTATCAGGTCGCTATAGGTGCACTGAAACGTTATTCCAATCTGGGTAAATGTCGGGTAACCAATAAGACCAGTTTCAGGGCTAATAAGGGGTATTTTTTCGTCAATCACCCCATTTATGGGCCAGATGTAAATTGTCTTTATTCTGTAATCTATATTGATTCCGGCTACTTTTGCGCACTCGTTAATCTGCTCTATCGGGTCGCCAGTAAAATAAGGATTTTCAATCTGGGATGATACGCCATTATTCACAACGGCATAGTCGATGGACTTTGCGATAGAGATTATTATGTCCGCAACATTTGCCACGCCTTCAATGGAGAATGGTGGAGTTGCCAGTGAGTGCTCATAGCCAGTAGCAAAAGAGCTTATGATAAGTGGCGCATCTGGCATCTGGTTGTGGTCAATAAAACATGAGGTAATGGAACCGTAAAAAATAGGCTGGTTGTCAGCCCACACTTTCATGGTGTTCTGTTTTGCTCCGTTTAGCTGAATCCCTTTGTAGCTGAGCAGCCCCATATTTGCCAGACTTAATCCGTAAATCCTAGCTTCAAGGCTGGTTCCTGATATGCCTCCATACGCCCCCAATTCGATCTCTGATTTAATGTTATCTATTGTTAAAACATTATTGTCAGGCTCTTCAAAAACCCCCTCCTTAAGGGAGAATTGGAATTTAAGGCTTCGTTTTTTATATGTCATGACGCCATCTCTTTCGCTGTCGCGTAGAACAACTTAAAGCGCGACCCAAGCTCGTCATACACTGGGTCAAGGCTTCCAATCACATCTGCAAAAAACAAATCTCCTTGAAACTTAAGGTAAGTGTATCGAACTATTTTTGTGCAGTTTAGGCAGAGAATACCCTGAGCAATCCATAAATTATCGATGCCGATATCCATAAACAGGCCGGTACTTCTCTGAACAATGCGCAGAGTCACTGCCTGCCCTGCCAGGGTGACATTCACTTCCTGAGATTTAACAGGCTTGAGGGATATGTTTTGCATCAGGACAGCCCTTTAACAAGTTCCGTAACCGCTGAAGAAAGACTATCTATGGCTGATTTCGCGGCCCCATTGATGGCATTGGTAACACCTGATGTAGCATTGCTTACCGCTGTTGACACCGATGTTGCCACTGCTTCACTGGCGCTTGATACAGAATTTTTCAAACCAGTTAGGGCACCTTTAACATCCTCAAGGGTGGTGTTTGTCGCCGTAGAATTAGCCTGCTGAGTAACAGCATTTGGTGCCTTGCTAGTGGCGTTTGAAGTAGTATCGCTATTTGCCGTGGTGCTGGTAAGAGTGACTTCCGCTTCCTGCAATACAGCCTGGAAAATCGCTTCCACCGTCAGCAACGTCACATCTCTGTCCGATGTCCGGTAGTTGTATCGAATGAGATCGTAATCCTCATAGGTCGTATCCGGAGTTTCGATGTCGTAAAGTTCTGTACCAGAAACCATGTCATCAAGGTCGGAAAGCATATCTGACCGGCTGGTTAGCGTGAAGTTAGTCAGGTTTGGAATGCTGCCGCTATAACCTGTCCATCCCTCAAGAACGAAAAGCACCCTGATTACCGGGGGGCGCTTTACCTTGTTGAATGAGCTATATGAGCCACCCTCAATAGGCGCTGACACCACGGAAGCATCAGCGCCATATTCGATTCCGAGAAACGACGATGGCGACAGAGCTGCCACGCCGGATTTGAGGTAGATTCCATACCCAGGGGACAGCGTGCTATTGATGATCGAGAATATGTTGCCACTACTGATAGCACTCAGCAGGGTTGTTTCGTTTAATGAAAAAGCCATATCAACCCTGCCCTGACATTGCCGGCGTTACCAGGCGATTTCTCTGAACGTTTCTGTTGAGTTCATTTCCTAGCGCATTAGCCGTTGTTGCTGATGTCTGCATATTGACCTCATTAATGTGAATATCAGTCCTGCTTCCACCACCATTCCCATATGCCGGATTTCTGCTGGCCGAAACTCCTGCTCCCAACTGAACGCCTGCTAATACTTTTGGTATGTAGTTCAATGTCTCATCAGGAGCATTTTCAATCCCTTTGCGTTTAAGGTTGCCAATACCCCAGTTATAAGCGCCGAGGGCCATGGAGAGATTTCCTCCTGTGGCCGTCAATAGTTGCTTGAGATATCTGGCAGCGGCTTCTGCCGATTTTGATGGGTCAAAAACATCTGAACCAGACAGGCCAAGGTCTTTTGCAGTCCCATCCATGAACTGGAACATCCCCTTCGCGCCGGCAGAGGAAATAGCGTACTGATTTCCTCCAGACTCAGTAGTTGCCACTGACTTAAGCAACCCACTAGGAAGTCCGTATTTCGCCTCAAGCTGTGCAAACTGAGTGGACATAAACCCCAGTAATGCTGCTCCTGCTTTAGTGGCCTTTGGAGGTGCTACCGGCTGATTACCCGGGATATCCAGAGCAACATCCGGCGTCCCCATTACAGTATTCCCATCCCTTCCGTAATCGGTGTCTATGCCCATCTTCCTGAGAGCGTCGCCTACATTTCTTTTTGCATAACTAAGCGACGAGCTTGCACTTGCAGAGATGTTCTCACTATCGTTTGCTGCATAACCAGCATAAGCCATAAGGAACATAAGCCATGGTGGGCCTGGTATTTTGGCAATTTTTGCAAATGCAGCGGCTATGCTTGTTAGCCATGAACCAGCAATAAAAATTGCAACAGCTCCCAGTGCGTTTTGCCACCCACCAACCATGTCAACCAGCTTGTTGACTTCAACTACTGCGTCGGAGAAGAACTTATTAATTTCCGGTCCATGGCCGGATATCCAGTTCCCTAATTTTTCAAAAAGTGGGATTAGTTTTTCGACGTAGGGGATCAAAGACTCATACAGAACCTGAGATGATGCGGCAAAGTTCTGTTTGAGGTCTTCTACGCGGCGGTTAAATTCCTGCGCCTTTCTGGTGGCCTCTTCCGTAGCCCTGGACATTTCACGGTAGCGGTCAGCATCACGTAAGATGTTTCCGTTGCTCAACCCCTGCTGCGTGGCATTATCAAATCCAAGAAGGCTACCAAACCTGCGCTTGGCATCCTCACTCAGTTTGTTCCAGTTCTGCGCAATTTTGCGCATGATGGCTTCTGAGTTGTCTTTGTCAAAATCGAAATTGGCACCGGTAGCAGCACCGAAATTAGCCAGAGCACCAAACAGCGGATCATTCTCTGCACCACCGGTACGGATGTTGGTCAGGGTGTTCTGGAAAGCCGAAAGTGTGCCAGTAATTTTCTCTGCACTGGAACCAGCAGCGGCAGCTGCGTGTTGCCAGCCATCCAGTGACTTGGCTGACATGTCCAGCGAGCGTGAACTGATCGCCAGTTGTTGCAGGTTATTCGTCATGTTGGTAACGAACGATTTAAACCCCTGCACAGAAAGAGTCACGCCTACCAGCGCCAGCAACTCAGTGCGAATTGAGCCAAAGAAAGAGGCCGCTCTTTTACCTGCGGCCTCCATGTCTTTTGCCATTTTCTCAGCGTCTTTGCGCTGCTTTTTCATCTCCTCGGAAATTTCTTTACTGTTTTTTTTGAAATTCGAGGAGTCAAGGCCCAGTGTAATAACAAGGGCATCTATTACTGTTGACATCAGACACCCTCCTGGGCCTTATTGATAACCATGTTGTTGTAGCTGTCCACGGTAATAACCTCGAGCCACCACCATAAATCCTCCAGCCCCAAAGACGTGCTTAGCTCTGTCAGAGAGCACTTCCCAGATGACATAACCGTAGCGATTGTTTTTGGGACATTTACGTAATCAGCCAGTCCATGAACCTGCTGGCCCATTAGTGGAGGAATGTCTAACTGGCGGCGGCGGTTAAAAAATCTACGTGGAGTTTGAAAACTTCGCTTCTCAGCTTGAGCCGGGTGACAACTTCCTCGGTGTCGTCATCAATGAGCGCTCGCTTAATGCTCTGGTTAGCCGGGTCAGGCACTGCCTGCACACACTTCATCAACTCGTCCAGGAGAGGCCGTGCATCCTCTGGAGGTATCTTAGCCACCATTTCGAAGCCGACCTTTGCCATTCCTGCCATGCCCATATCTGAAAAGTTATCCGGAAGATTAACGCCGTTCTTAGCCATCGCCAGCCCGGCACGGATTGCCCACCATTCAGCCTGAGAAGCAGCCATTTCCCGAATGAAAAACACTTTTCCCTGGTCACGGCCTTTGTCCTCGACGGTGTAGTAAATTTCTTTACGAGCCATGTGATTCCTTATGCCTGATAGGC